ACATATAATTATAATTCCAAAAAAAAAACAAATAAGAACAAAACAACCTCAACAACTATTAAAAAAGTGTTATAATGAAGATGAAAAAGTATTTGAAATTGGTGTTGACGAAGTTGGGAGAGGGCCACTTTTTGGAAGAGTTTATACAGCAGCTGTAATTTTACCTAAAGATGGTAGTTTTGATTGTTCAATGGTAAAAGATAGTAAAAAATTTCATTCAAAAAAGAAAATAGACGAAGCGGCCAAATATATTAAAGAAAATGCGTTAGCATGGTATATAAGTTTTGAAGACGAAAAAACAATTGATGAAATAAATATTTTACAAGCAACACAAATATCAATGCATAATTCTATTTTACAAGTTAGAAAACAATATAATAAAAATATTAAAGAAGGCAAAGAAATAGAAGAAAACCAAATAGAAGGAAAAGATTATTCATATAGTTTATTAATTGATGGAAACTATTTTAAACCAATAACATATTTAAATAAGCGTTCAGGAAAAATGGAAACTATTCCATATACAACGGTAGAAGGAGGTGATAATAAATATGCTTCTATTGCTGCGGCATCTATATTAGCAAAAGTAGAGAGAGATAGATATATTGACGAATTATGTCAACAAAACCCAACATTAGCAGAATATTATGGAATAGATTCAAATAAAGGTTATGGTGCAAAGAGACATATGGAAGGAATAAAAGAACACGGTATTACAATTTGGCATAGAAGAAGCTTTGGAATTTGTAAAAATTATGTTTAATGCCCGAATTATAAAAAAAATTGATATTATAAATTTATTTTTTATCAAATCTATAAATACTTAAAACAAAAAACTTAAAATCATAATAAAAAATAAATTATAATGCGTGTTCTAGTTTTTGATACTGAAACTACAGGATTGCCTGAAACAAAAATTATGAATCCTGATACTTTAAATTTATGGCCTCATATAGTTCAATTTAGTTACGTTGTTTATGATACAAGTTTGAATGATATTGTTATATCTCAAGATCACATAGTACAATTGAGAGACATAATTATACCAGAAGAATCAATAAAATTTCATGGAATAACAAACAAAATTGCCAATCGAAAGGGAGAAAATTTAGGTTTAATTTTCAGTGGATTCTTTGATCAGTTAATTAATGCTGATGTATTAGTTGGTCATAATGTAACATTTGATATAAATATGATAAAAATAGAGTTGCTTCGTTTAATATATTCTGCTAATGTATCAGAACGTGAAAAATTAATTCATAAATATAATTTACATTTACTTACAAATTTTAAAAATATTTGCTGCACATGTTCATCAAAAGAGTCAATTCAATTATGTAATATATATGCGGTAAATAAAAATGGAATTCCTTATAAAAAGTTTCCAAAATTATTTGAATTACACGAAAAATTATTTGAAAGCGTGCCAAATAATTTACATAATTCACTAATTGATATTTTAGTTACTCTAAGATGCTTTATGAAATTGAAGCATGATATAGATTTATATAAAGAATGTTACAAATTTAAAAAAATGTCAAAATTAAATGAAATATTTTAATAAAATTAACATATAATAATAATGAATATCATATAAATTTTTTTTATATGATATAATTTTAATTTATAACCGCTAATAAATTTTATGCTGAACACATTTCACAAATTTCATCTTTTTCTTCTACGTGTTCCTTTGTTTCAGGTTCTATCGTAAATTGCTGTGCCTGATGCTTTGCCTTTCTACGTAAATAATAAATACCAGTTTTTAATCCTTTTTTCCAAGAATAGAAATGCATAGAAGTTAATGAATTATATGTTGGATCTTCTAGCCAAAGATTTAAACTTTGACTTTGACAAATAAACGCACCTCTATCAGCAGCCATATCGATAAGGTGTTTCATAGGCATTTCCCAAACAATTTTATATTTCTCTCTAAGATGTTCAGAGAGAATAGTTAATTGTTGTATAGAACCTTTATTAGCAATAATATTATTTTTAATTTGTTCATTCCATAAACCCAAAGCAATCAATTCTTTCATTAAATATTTATTTACAACAACAAATTCACCTGCTAGAGTTCTTCTTGAATACAAATTACTTGTAAAAGGTTCAAAACATTCATTATAACCTAAAATTTGTGATGTAGAAGCAGTAGGCATAGGTGCAACTAGAAGAGAATTTCTTAATCCATATTTTTTAATAGATTCTTTGAGAGAAGCCCAATCATAACGAGCACTAGGAGTTACATCCCACATATCAAATTGAAGAATACCTTGTGAAGCAGGGGAACCTTCAAATGAACTATAATATCCTTCTAAAATGGAAATTTCATTACTTTTCTCTAAAGCAGCATGGTAAATAGTTTCAAAAATATGTTTGTTAATTTCTTTAGCTTGTTCAGAATGAAATGGAATATCAAGTAGAACAAATGCGTCAGCCAATCCCTGAACACCAATTCCAATAGGTCTATGTCTTAAATTACTATTTTTTGTTTTTTCAGTTGGATAGAAATTAACATCTATTACACGATTTAAATTATTCGTAACAACCTTAGTAACTTCGTGGAGCTTATTATAGTCAAATGTTCTTAACTCTTCATTAACAAACGCAGGAAGAGCAATAGAAGCAAGGTTGCAAACAGCAGTTTCTTTATCATCTGAGTATTGTATAATTTCAGTACATAAATTAGAACTCTTAATGGTGCCGATATTTTGTTGATTAGATTTTAGATTACAAGCATCTTTATATAAAATATATGGTGTACCAGTTTCCATTTGAGCATCCAAAATCTTAAACCATAATTCACGAGCATTTATAACTTTTCGTACATTTCCTTCAGTTTCATATTTAATATAAAGTTCATTAAACTTATCACCATATACATCTGATAATCCAGGACATTCATTAGGACATAAAAGAGACCATTTTGCGTTATTTTTAACACGTTCCATAAAAAGATCTGAAATCCAAAGAGCATAAAAAAGATCACGAGCTTTTAACTCTTCGTCGCCATGATTTTTCTTTAGTTCTAGGAAATCTTCAATATCCGCATGCCAAGGTTCTAAATAAATAGCGAATGAACCATTACGTTTACCACTTTGATTTACATATCGCGCAGTATTATTAAAAACACGTAACATAGGTACTAATCCATCTGTTTTACCATTTGTTCCTCTAATATGTGAATATTTAGATCTAATATTATGAATATGAAGGCCAATTCCTCCTGAATATTTTGAAATTAAAGCACAATCCTTAAGTGTATTATAAATACCTTCAATACTATCATCTTCCATTGCTATTAAATAACAACTGGATAATTGAGAACGAGGAGTTCCAGCATTGAATAACGTAGGAGTAGCATGAGTAAAAAATTTTTGAGACATCAAATCATACGTTTCTTTTACCAACCTAAGAGTCTCTTCTTTATTACAAATATTTAAATCAGCGTGAATGCCAATTGCTACACGCATCCACATATGTTGTGGTCTTTCTACAACTTTATCTCCATTTTTAAATAAATAAGCTCGTTCTAATGTTTTAAACCCAAAATAATCGATTAAAAAATCTCTATTATAATCTAACATAGAATTAATTTCTTCAGAATAAAGATTAGTAAAATCCCAAAGCAATTTAGAAACTAATGGATAGCTATTATTGTGAATATCTGTAAATTCATATAATCCTTTCATAACATTTGAAAACACATGATCCGTATTTTTTTGATGATTTGAAATAATGATACGTGCAGACAGAGTAGCATAATCAATATGATTTGTAGAAAGCGACGCACATTGTTCAGCAGATAATTCATCAATTTTTGCTGTAGGAATTTTATCGTATAATTGATCAATTACCTTCATTACAAATGATGAATAATTAATATGAATGCCTGCTTCTTGTCCTAATTTTTTAACTCTCTCTAAGATTTTATCAAATGATACATCTTGTAATTCTCCATTACGCTTAGTTACACGCATTTCAGTAAACGTTTCCATATTATATGTTTTACTATTTTACTTTTAAACCGATTGTTTAATAAAATTAAAATATTATATACTATTTTATATATTATAAAATAATATATAAATTATATATATGAATCAACCTGTATTTTTATTTCTTATTTTAATATTAGCAGTAGGCTTACCTCTTTTTTTTAAGATAAATGAATCATTTAAGAAGAGAGAAGGATATTCAAATTATACTTTAGACGGAGCATCAGGAAATTTCCCAGCATCTCAAACCGAAGTATTAGTTCAAGATACTTATCCTCCAATTGGAAAAAACCAAATATCAAATAATACATCTAATGATATTTGGTGGCATTATCCTATATTTGAACTAGGATCATATAAACAAATAACAAACAATATTAGATATCCTAATAATCCCGACGAAGGTACTTGTGAACCAGCTTCAATGTGTGGTGCGTTATATCATGAAAAGTTTTTGAAAAGTAATTATGTAGAACCATTGCCCCCTTTAAATCCTACATGTGGAACTCGTGTAGGTTATTTCGATACAAATATTAATCTACTACCATACAGAACAGATGTACCTAACGTTTTATATTAAAAATTAAATATATCGATAATTATAAATATATTTAATTTTATTTAATTTTATTTAATGTCTTTTTGTTCCTTTCTTTCTTCCTTTTCTATGTTTTCTTGTCTTACCACCCATTAGATTATTATTCTTAAATGTTATTTTATTACTGATGATTGATTTTACTTCATCTACAGTAGTTGCTTTGCGAATACTATTAACAATACTTTTTAGTTCATTTGCTTTATCAATATATCTTCCTTTTGACGAAGGACTAGTCAATTGACCAATTTTTTTATTAATTTTACTTACAATTTCGCCAACTGTTCCATTATATCCAGAAATAGAAATAGGTTGATTCATTATATTTTGACTGCTGATACTATTGGTTCCTAATGCTACTGGTTCCATAGATGGTGATGCCATTGGTTCCATAGATGGTGATGCCATTGGCTCCATAGATGGTGATGCCATAGGTTCCATAGGTTCCATAGATGGTGATGCCATTGGCTCCATAGGTTCCATAGATGGTGTTGCTGAAGAATCTGCATTAACATTATTAGAACTTAAACTATCTTTAATTGTTTTAACTTCTTCAGTTAAACTTTGTAGGGTATTTATAACTTTGTTAAATTTTTCATCATTGCTGGTTCTATTATCTGTGGTAGATTTACCGGTTATGTTATTTAAAAAATCCATTATATATATTAATAATATTTTAACTAAATATTTGTTGTATCTACTTTAATAATCTTGTTAAATTTAAGTAAACATCCTTGAGAATTATTTAAATTAACAAATGGTTTGGTATCTTTTTTTTGTTTTTTATTTGGAGCTCTGTGTTCAAACCCAGTTATACGTTCTTCTTCGATTATTTTCCACACTTTTTCTAATTGTTCAATATTATTTTTAAACCAATCCCGATTTCTTAATACAAGCACACAGCTAAATACTTGTAATTTCCAATAAATAATTTTAAAAAAAGTATAGTTATATGGTTCACATTCATATTTATCAATTTCAGTTTCTTCCCATGAGTTAATATCACATTCATTAGTTATATTAAGAGGTTTATAGCTGTAAAAAGGTTTGCTTTCTTTTGTGTGAAAATATAAAATAACCCCTTTAATTTTATTATCAGTTGATAATATTAAATTTTTCTCTCCATATTCGTCAATAAATGTATCATTATAAAAACTTTGTGAATCGGGGTATTCTACAAACTTAGTTTCTACAAAATCACATTCATCAAGATCACAAACTTCCATTTGAAGTTGCATTTGTGTCCAATATTCTTTTTTAGGGACACCATTAATTTCGCGACTAACTACATTTTTTATTTCTAACATACGCCCATAACGACTGGAATTAATATCAACAATAATGCCATCAGGAGAAGCGCCTAAGAATTTATACACGGAATGTTGAATACATCCAAAATCTTCTACTTTTGTATTATAATCTTGTTCATATATTAAAATAGTTAATGGTTCATATTTTTGTCCCCAATGTAGAGGTGTATTAGTATTAACCATTTTATTTTGTTCTTCTTCATTTGGATTATTAAAATCTTTTAATGGTTGACATTTTTCATAAATAAGCTGATTAATCGTAGATTGTGATTCTAATGCTTTCCAAGCATTACTAGCCGTAATTAGGTTCCAACGGAATTTATACCATTCAGGAGTTCTTTGCAATGGCTGTGGGATTTCTCTCAAATATTGTATTTTTTTTGTAATAATATTAATTTCTTCATTATTACATTCAATAACTTCATAGTTATATATATTTTGTATTTTATCAGGATAAAATGTAGTAATAAAAATATTAAATGCATCATCTAATAATTCATTTATATCATCCTCAATATCGTCGTCATCATATAAATTTTCAATATGGTCTTCAAGTTGAATATAAAATATATATTTGATTTCTTCTAATAAAATATCCTGGAAATCAGGCTCTGAAATGATATGAGGATTAAAACAAATAAATTCATCCATTAAATGTAAAGCAGTTTCAACCAATTCTACAGCATATTCATCGGTAAATATTCCAGGATGATCTTCAAATACTAATGTATCTAAAATATCATGTAATTCTTCTAATTCAAAAAGTAACATAATGTTATATATAATACTTTAAATGTTTTTAATATAAATTTATAATTATATTAAAACAAAAATGAAACATTAATTTTCATCATTAGAATCAGAATTATCATCTTTTTCTACAAATTTATTTTTGATAGTTCCGTTTACTTTTTTTGGTGCGAGCGACTTTAATGTAGAAACGCGTTTATCCATATTTTTAAAAGTAAAATGTTTGGTTATCTTAGTATATGTTAAAGCAGGAATTTCTTTAATTATTCCGACATTTTTATCATAAATAACATCTTTAACTCTAGATAATTTTTTTTTATCAAGACTATCTTTTAAAAAAGCTGTTAATATTTTAACTTCTTCTTCATCTAATTTTTTTTCTTTACTATAAATTTCAACATATTCAATTAATTTTTTAGTTTTTATAGTTTTATTTAATTTACACCAAGGCTCATTACTATTATTAATTTTTTCAGCCTCAAGAAATTTTTCAAGACTAGAAAGATCATTAGAAGACTTAGTTTCACTTAAATGCAACCCATTTA